TTTGCTAGTAACTCTAGTGGTTACAGATTATTAGCTTTGTCACAGAATTATCCTACAACAACACTAAACAGCTCTAGCTGGTCTGCTACAGGTAGGCTCCTTCTTAAGAGATTCTCCCCCACTTCTAGCACGGCTGGTGACGAATTAATTTGGGAAGGCCCAGTTAACGCTAATGATACTATTATGTTCATTGCATTAACTAGCAATGCTGTAGTTGTTTTAGGTGATGAAGTTCAGACTAGAGTATCGGTAACTATTGAAAGATGCCTTGACTAATGAGACTAAACTTATCGTTAATTTCAGTATTGGCGTTCTTATCCTTGGCTGGTTTTGCTCTGTCACTTAGTACGTTTTTTATGCTTGGTGACAGAGCTAACCCGGCATTAGATGACGCTGGATTGCCAACAAAAAGAGTTGTAGGTGCGCTCATTTTTGCTGGTTCATTATTGATGATTGCATCTGCTATCAAGTGGAAAAGAGCAACAACAGCTTGGGGATTTGCAATTTTCGGATTGCCTATTGCTATCTGCGGATGGCTGTATTACTCCATTGCTATTATTGTAACTGACTACCTCGCTATTTTTCCAGCATTACTTGGTGTAGGAATGTTTGTCGGACACACAGTGAAATTCATTGAAGTGATCCGTGATGAGCGCCAGACGAGAAAGAATGTGGAGGCCCGGGATCGTGTGGGAAAACCTTCCTAGCTGGTTTTGGCCAGCAGTAGCATATATTTTTGGTACGGGAGGACCACTCGCGGGGTTTCTTGCCTGGCTCAGGTTTAGAAAGAAAGACCCTATTGATTATTCAACGGCACAAATTGCAAACGCTACAGCTATTTCTAGCGCTGCAACTGGTGTCGTGGATATGATGTCAGAAACTATGAAGGACTTTGAACTAAAGTTTAAAGAGCAGGACGCCCGACAAAAGCAGCAAGATGAGCATTCAAGAGAACAAGATGCAAAAATTGCTACGCTAGAAAAACGAGTATACAATGTAGAGAGCATTTGGTCTCTATGGTATGCAGATTTAGCTGCTCGTTGGGAAGTTTATAAAATGGCGGATTCCGCCCCTCAGGCCCCAGAAGGAAAACACTAATGGCTAATTCAAGTGCTACATTTGCAAGATATAGTAGAGCTGATTGGAAAGCAAGAAATCCAAAAGGCTCTCTTGCCCCACTAAATAAAGAAAAAGTTACCCATTTTGTTATCCATTTTGATGGCAGTAGTGCTCTTGGTTTAAGAGATATTAAGACGCTTATGCGCTCTTTTCAAATCTTTCACCAGAATACTAGAGGGTGGAAAGATATTGCTTACAATAGCGCAGTAGGACAATCAGGTGAAAGAGCAGAAGCTCGCGGTGCTTATGTCGGGGGGCATTTGCGCAATGAACAAAACTCTGTTGCTTGGGGTACTATTGCTGCTATTGGAGCAACTGAAACCCCTACATCTAATTTAAAGATCGGCCTGCTTAAGGAATATGCTTTTGCATGTATCTGGGCCGGTAAAACATTATCCATTAATGGGCATACAAATTGGCCACAAGCTAATAAGCCGTGTCCCGGAAAATTCATCATAAGTTGGATTGCCGATGGCTGTCCTTCTCCTGACGGTATTTTGCGAATGGGCAATAGCAAGTCAGACGCAGTTAAGAAAATGCAAAAGCTGTTAAAGATTTCAGATGATGGTTATTATGGTATTGGTACATACAGAGCAGTAGTTGCTTTTCAAAAAGCAAACAAGCTCTTAACTACAGGAGAAATTGATTCAGTGACAAAATCGCTAATTGAAGGTGGCGCTCCACAAGAGCCTCCTGTAGTCACACCGCCTGTCACACCGCCCGTTACACCAGCACCTGAGGTTAAACTCAGTATCGGTTTTGCAAATATGCAGCTTCCTCGTTTTGGTGGCTCTAGAGATTTCAAAGCCCGAGCTGATTATCTCAGAACCTATATCAAAGGCTCAGTATATTTGCTTGTCGAATGTGACAAGGAAATGATTGAGGCTATTGTTAAGGAGTTTGGTGGTAACTGGCAGTCATGGCGTTCTGGTACAGTTTGCATTTTGTGGGACGGTAACAAATACGATTACAGTCATGCAGATGATATTAGTTTAGGCACTGCTTACCACAGAGGGGTGCGTGTTAGACTAACTCTCAAGAAAACTCAAAAGTTTGTTGAGTTTATTGCTGGTCACGTTCGCCCTGCTGTTTCATTTGGTAAGGGCGCTAGCAAAGCTGTTGTTCTTGCCGGTAAGCAAAATGATATTCGCAAGATTGCTGGTCTCGTTAGAGACTTCCCAACTGTGGTAGCTGGTGATTGGAATACCGGTACAGCATTTGATGTTCTAAGTAAGTATGGGCTATTTAGAGCAACGCCTGCTGTTGATACTTCTGATGTTGCTGGTGACCAGAAATTGGATATGATGGTTGTTAAAAATGTTGTTGTGGAATCTAGCACATTGTTTAATCCTGGCAAATTGTCTGACCACAAATGGTGGAAGATTGTTGTTTCTTTTGTAAAGGGGAACCCAAATGTATAAAATCGAATTTTGGAAGGCTGCTTTTGAGCGTTCCGTTTCTACGTTCTTTCAGACTTTTTTAGGTGTCTGGTTGGCGTTAGGAATTACTACTACTTCCGGATTAGATTGGCGAGCGATTTTCGGCGCTGCTGGTGCCGCTGCTGTCCTTTCTGTCCTTAAGAGTGTTGTTGCCGGATTTGATGGTGGCGGTCCTTCGATTGGTAACGTAGAGAAAGTTACCCACGAGAACTACCCCGATGGTCAAGGTGACTAAATAGTAGCTACTGGGAAGCTCGGTTCTGTGGTAACATAGGACCGGGCCTTTTCGGAAAGGAATTAAAATGTCGGCTGGCCGACTAGATTTATATATTGAACAAGGCGCCAAGTTTACTCTTGATTTTAAGATGATGCTGTTACACCGGTTGATAATGAAAGCTTTCCAACTAGTTTGGTAAGCCCGCAGTTTTCTAGTCGTACCTCTAATGGTTCATTATGGAGACAAAGATCAGGATACATACTACAACCAACACCTGGTGCTTCACCTACTACACAATGGGTAGCTGGTGGTGGGGATGGTATTATTTGGGGATGGCAATTATCGACTCTAGCTATAGCAGTATAACAACATAAAAATAGCGCTACCTGACTAATCATCAGGTAGCGCTATTTTTATTTTTAGCTAGATTTTGTTTGAATTACTTAGACTGAATAGACCGGCCTTTTGCGTTTTTATCAGGTAAACTGAACGATTCTACCTTCTTTGTTTGCCCAGTAAGGCCAAGCAATCCACTTAGAATAAGACTTAGAACCAGAGCTAGCCTTAACCCAACTGCCATAAGAAGGACTAGTATCACCCTGTCCGGTTCCTAGCACAGAAAAGATAGCCTTAATTCTGTAAGAGTTAATACCCTTGGGTGGAGTGCCATAACAAGTAGCCCAAGAACGATACTGAACAACTCCATTAACAATTTTGGAATCATTGCCTGTACCACAGCCCCAGATAGCAGCTTCTGCATTAGGAGCAGAAACGCCACCCAGCCACATAACACTGCCCATACCAAACGTAGCAATCGCACTAATAAACTTTTTCATTGTCCTTATTTTTCCTTATTTGTAGAGTAATTTAAGTAGTGAAGCTCTAACATCATCATACGGGTGCTTCTTGTTTGCGCACAAATAGTAGATCAAATGTCTGCAAGCATCATTTTCATGCCCTCTGCCTGGAACGTAAAGCCCACCTTTTTTAAGGATAGCATCAGAGACAAAACCTTTAGCCATAGCTGGTGTCTGAGCTTGCACTGTAACATTAGTATGAAGTTGCCCATACAACTTAATAACACCAATGTATTCACGTGAATCCAGAACAAGACCTGCTCTAGCTGTATTGCGGTATTCAAATGTTTCATAAGCAACATCTGTTGGTTTAGAGCTTTCTAACAAATTCATCAAATTTGAGTGATGTTGACCTGTTAGTTGCCCGCCTGTAAACATTGTATTCTTATCAAAACATTTGAATCCTGTGGTACCGCCAGGGTCAAATGCTATGACTCTCACAATTTCTTACCGCCATGCAAATATGGACGACTATCGTTGTAAACCATCTTGTTATTCATAACATGGTCAATGTTAATTTCTGGATAGTGAGTCTTTATAGCGTGCAAAATTCGCACAATGCAATCAATCCATTCAACAACAACTCCCTCAGGCTTACCATTTTCAGTATACACACCTGGCTTTCCATTGCGAACTTCTTCTAGTGCCTCAGAAAGTTCTGAGTGCATTAGAGCAATATCCTCTGGAATGCTGCGCTCTAATGTATTCCAACCATGCTCATCTGCTGTTTTCCAGCAATTGTAAGCAAGTTCATCAAGGCCCATGTTCAAATAGCGGCCAGCTAAGTTAGACATTAAAGCTCCAATACTTTTTGTTTGAGTTCTTCTAGTGTGCCATCATTGTAAATGATGTAATCAAAATCATCAACGCTTAAAGTGTTATCAGATGAATGACTATTTACTGGACCATATCCAGGCCGCTCAATCCACAAAGTAACCCCACCAGCATTATTAATATAACGCATTTCATTCGGAAATCTAATACCAGTGACTACCACAGAAATGCCTGTGTCTAGAATAGGCTTGACTTCTTTATGGATTTGCTTAGTCCAAATGTCAGGATCAATTAATTCGCGGCCCACTTCTGTGCCAAAAATTTGAAGGAGTCTACGGACTTCTTCATTTTTCTTAGCCTCTGTGTAACCCTTAAGATTAACTAAATCTACAAACCTAATATACGAATGAGAGTAGTTATCTTTTACATACGGATTAAGAACAGTCATAGCTTGAAGCAAAGGCTTAGACATAAATGTTCTGTACCACATATTGCTGTCTTCAATAATATCTGCAACAGCATCCTTGCCAGCACCAGCGTAACCGCCAATACCTAACAAAAGCTTATAGCGGTTTATTAGGTTAATCATTTAAAAGTGTCTCCAATTTTACGTCAGTCAAAAACATGAATGCGCCCTTAGGACTTTCCATAATATCGCCTGGAAAGATAATAGTAACGTCCATAGTTTTCGTAATAGGGTCAACCTTTAATACCTTAGCTGCATATGCCTGTCCAAAATTTTCAGTGCGAAGCTCAGGCAATTGTGCAATATCCATTTTTAAGTTAGTTCTTCCCATGAGTTACCGTAAGATGATGAAACAGCAAATTTTACAAAGTCTCCAACAACTCGTTGGGCGCACTGAATCATTTTGCGTTCCATGTATTCAATTACTTCTTCTGCTGCTTTCTCTGGTGCATCCAGCATAACAGCATCATGAACCAAATTCACAATCTTTGTATCGAACTGTTGTCTTAGTGTAGACTGTGCTTCAATTGCAGAAGTTAATGTCATATCAGAAGCTGTACTCTGTGGTAAGAAAGCCAGAGCTTCATTCATAACATTATCTTTGTTGGCCTTTGTAATCAAGTTGTAGCGACGATGCCTGCCATAAGCAGTAACCAAATCTTCGCCATCCATAACAGCTTGCTTAGTTCTCTCTTGCCATTCTCTAATTTCAGGAATTACGGCAAAGAAACGATCCATATAGCTACGAGCCAAATCGACATCAATACCAAAACCGCGGGCAATGCCATATTCCGTACGGCCGTATCCAAGCCCGTATACATATGTTTTGACCATTGTGCGATTTTCTTTCCAAACGTCCTTATCCATTTCTTCTTTGGATTCAGCATCTGGATACAAAACTGGGACGAGCTCGTCGAATGGATCTCTGATTCCCTCATTAAAGATTGGAGTGAAATAAGAGTCTCCTGATAACCAGGATAAGACTCGTAACTCGGCCTGACTGTAGTCGACGTTAATGAGAATTCTGCCTGGCCCTGAGGGGATAAACATTCGCTTAATCGGAGATTTTCGTGGAATGTTTTGAAGATTCGGGTTTCTACAAGAGAGCCGTCCGGTAGTTGTTCCGTGTAATAGATAGTTTGGGTGAATTCTACCCTTATAGAGTCGCTGTTTTGTGCCTTCAATGTAGGTCTTTCCTAGCTTAATTTTGGAACGATGGTCCAAAATACCTTTGGCAAAATCACGTACCACCCTAGGAATAACATCGCCATCATAATTAATAATTTTCCCAAGGGTGTCCGCATCAGTTGAGTCAATTTTGATACCGACGGATGCAAAGAATTCTTTGACTTGGATAGGGGAGTTGGGGTTAAAGCCCATTTTAACATCGAACAAAACTCCTTCGCTTAATGTAAGCGCTTGGTATGCAAGGTTGCGTCTAGAGATATCTGTATCACGAACGAATTTCTCAGACAGTGGACCTAAGTATTCTTCATCAATTGCAAAACCATTATGCTCAACATCTTGCAGCATATTGCTTGCTGAAATTAAAAGCTCGTAGGCATCATATAGCTCTGGTGGCGCATTTTCAAAACGAGCCTCATACATAAGATGAAGCAAATATGTGCAATGAACATCATACGCATTGTACTTATGCAACATATCCTTTGGTACTAGACCAAAGTTCTTAGATACGCCCACATACTGTTTGATTTCTGAGTCCCAATCAGGTGCCCCAAGAAATTCAGCCGCCAAATACTTTAGCCCGTGGACACCGCTACGCTCATCAAATATATAGCTAGCGAGCATAGTATCAAAAAACAGAAAAACCTTTTGAATGTGAGGGCGGAGGCCCCCGAGGTCAAACTTCCCATTATGAGCAAGAACGCGATTCCGAAGCATAACAGACTTAAGTAAAACATATACTTCCTTAGTTAAAGATGCTTCTGCAAATACTTGCACCATAGTATCAGCATACTTAACACCAATACAAAGCATTTCAAACTTCTCAGGATTCTCGAAAGCCAAATCCTTTTCAGATGCCGTCTCAATGTCAACAGTGAAAATATCTTCTGGCCGATCGAGAACCCAATTTAGATAGTCTAGTGCTTGTTGTTCTGTGGTAATAACATTGTAATCAGGCGCAACAAACTTAGGAGCTTCGTTAACTAATTTGCTAACATCTGTAACCAAGAATGGGAACTTGTCTTGCTGCACCATGCACAATTGAGGCGACGCTGTAGGCACTACAGGCAACGTGAGGCTACCGCCTCTGACCCTAGCAGGCCCTGGCCTTACTGAGGCCCACCCCCGCGTTCCCATGGCCTGCAAGGTAGCGTCAGGCCCCAGTGACAGGCAAGCCTCAGCGCCCGTATTCTCCACATAATCTAAAACGTATCCTGAGCAAGCGCGGACAGCTCTAGTTTTTTCTGTAAGGTTTAGATCGTAAAACCCTGAGCACTGTACCACAGGAATGTAATTGAAGTCAGTCTTAGGGATGCCATTAAAGTTCAGAACTTTTTGAAATAGTTTAGTCGCATCAGTAGTATGAACCCCACCTTGAAAGATATCGTTAACAGAAGGTGCCTGAGTAATTGCAATAAATCTTGCCCCGGGGTTGTATGGCTCACCAATGCAACTCTCTAAAGCTAATGGACAATTATCACAATCAGCACCTGGCTTTTTGTTCAAGGTTGTACCCTTCCAAATTTAACAAACGCAGCATGAGTAATTGGCATATTGAACTTAAAGCCTTGTTCCATACTGGTAGCAACTTCACCAATCTCAAACATCGGAAAGCTTTTATAAGTGCTGTCCTTAGACTCAACTCGCAAACTCAAGAAGTTCATTAGTGCTCGGGCATTCATAGTTACATAAGCTGCTGAGTAAATGTTGAGCCCTAAGTCCATACGAGCTACTTCTTTAGCAATACCTATATTTAAACGTTTCTGGTATTGACCGTAAACAAAGTGCGCAGTTTCTACCATGCTGTCAAATAAGAACTTATATTGTTCTTGAGTGCCTGGAACAAATGTATATGCACCTGGCTTACCAATTTGAACCAAGTTACGATTAGAGTCAGGAATGTAAAACTTAGGTTTCATAACTGTATAGCGACCGGACTGCTCATTGTAACTAGCAATCCTGTGACGCATGAATTCGCGCCAAACAAAAATCGGAGCCTCAATACGCCATCTGAAAACAGAATGCTCAAACGGGGAACCATGCCGGTTTTCCATAAGAAACTCAATGAATTTTTGTTTGGACCAATTAGACATTTCTGAAACTTGCCTATCATTTAACGTACTAACTTTTGCCAAGTCAATAGGGTCGTCGTCATCAGCCAGTTTCTTGATAAGCTCAACACTAAATAGCGAAGAAAACTCCAAACCAATAGTCATCAGTCTTCATCCTTATTAACTTCAATAAGAGCAGTAGGGCCTAACTCGTCAGGTTTTGCAACCTTAGCACGAGCTTCAATATATAGCTGCACAAACTGCACTCTCAAAAGATAAGCAGTTTCTAAAAGTGCATTCATAAGTGCCGAATAAGTATCGCCAGCCCTGACAAATTCTTGAAATGCTTGCGGGTCCGATTGCATTGCATTATCATAAAGCTCGATTGCTTCATCAAATTGTTGCGACATATCTTAACGAGTCTCCCTCTGAAATTTTCCCGATTTGTCCTCGGGCTTCCAATGTTTCGAAAATCTCCGCAGCTTTTCTAGCTGGCAGCCTAAACGTTCTACAAATGTTCGACCTACTAAGCCCACCTGTAGGAGTATGAGCTTTAATGTATTCCAGAACCTTACCGACTTTTCTTTCGTCTCCATCAATTCCGATAGATACAATAACTTCTTCTGCAAACGCACGCCACTCTTCACCATATCTAATTGCAATTAAAAGATCGTCCAGTGTAACATTTACCACAGACTCGAATCTTCTAGTCGATGCAACTAACACGGCAGCCTTGATAATACTTTTAGATAGACGGTCATAAACAGGAGTCATAACAGCTGGATTCCAGCTATCGACTCCCATTCTTAGAAGATCATACTCTAGTTTGTTATAGCGATCCCAAGCTTCTTGAGACATATAAGCAG